AAATAGTTCATCATCTGTTTCTGCTGGAGCAACTGCTACTCTTACCTCGCAAAACATTCAACTTAACCAACTTCCTGATAAATTCATTATCTGTGTCCGTAAGCCAATGGTTGATATGACCAATACCGATTCTGATTCTTTCTTCCCTATTACTGGAATCAGTGTAAATTTGAACAACCAATCAGGGCTCTTGTCGTCTTGCAGTCCCCAGCAGTTGTGGAAACTTTCAATTGAAGCAGGGTCAAGCCAGTCATACAATGAATTTCGTGGTGTTCAGTCTGTTAATGACAACGCTACAGGTGTTGGTGCATCTGTTAAGACAACAGGTTCTCTTCTTGTTCTTTCCCCAGCAATGTCGTTGAGCCTACCAGCGATGCTGTCAAGCGGCTCTATTGGACAATTTCAATTCCAGATTCAAATTACTTGCACGAATCCTTACGCCACTGCAATCACTCCAGAAATTTGCATTTGCTGTGTAAATAGCGGAATTATGGTTAATGCCGCAGGTTCCAGTGCTATTTATACTGGTATCCTTACAAAAGAGATGGTTGTTTCCACAGCCACTGAAGACGAAGTTCCAGCCCTTGAGGTTCCAGAATACACCAGAATGGTTGGTGGTAAATTAGGCAACTTTGGTGCCTTGAGAAAAATGTTAATGGGAAAAATTGGACGTATGAGAGCAGGTAGAACTGGCTCTTCATCAGGAGGACAATCTGCCCACTCTGGAGGTGTTCGCAAATATATCTAATTTTAGGAATTAAATTTTTTTCTCACTTTAATGTGTGGAATCCGATTCTCATCATTTCCAGTATTCAAATTATCTGATACGCCCAATAAAATCTTTTTTTTAGAATTACATTCCGCCGCATACGAAAATTATATATAAGTAATATATATAATGTTCCATAATTATAACAACAACTTGGATACTCCTGAAAACAGAGGAATCGCATTAACTTTAGCAGATTTTGAAGACGTACAAAGAGGCTATCCCAGTCCTTATGTTGAGTCAAATCCACAGCCTGATGTTTATTACGTAAAACAAAGGAATTTCGGAGAAATCGGTTTAGGACAAGGTGATATTAGGCGTGATAGATACGCATCTGGAAGAGAGGGTATGTTAGGTGCAACCGCTATACATTACCCAGAAATTAAAGATGTGTTTAGTCAATATGGAATGTCAAAATTGGAATCCGCAATGGGCGGACCAGCCACTTTACAACCACGTCCAGATGGACAATATACAGGTAAGGTTCGTATGACTCCCCCAGTATCTGGTGGGGGTCGTTTTATTGATTCAACCACTCCTATTCAACACACTCTCAAGTATGTACAAGAAGAACGAGAACGAGGTGCTGGTCAAAATACTTTTATGGTTGGAAAACGTGGGGAGAATCCCAGACCAGTTTCCCATCGTACTCCCAAAATTGCAAAATTGGGTAAAACTCTTGTTATGAAAGGCGAACAAACTTTAGGTCAAATACACGAGGCTTTACCAAAAAAAAGAGGAAGACCAAAAGGCGGTATGAAACCTTTAGGGAGCGACCCAGCCACTTATACGCCCAAATCGGTTAGTGGTGGGAAAAAACTTCATTTCATTCAACGAGGCGAATCCCCAAAAGGTTGCGAAATGGGTATTTTGTGTGGTGGTGCCGAAAAGAAAGGTTTAGCAAAAAAGGTAAAATCTGTTGCAAAGAAATTGGTGGCTGATAAAAAAATAGGTAAGAAAATTACTGGTAAGTTCGCTATTTTAAATAAAGTCCTTTAAGAAATTATTTTATATATTGAATATATATAGAATATGCCGAGAGGACAAAAAGGTAAATCTGATGCACACACTGGATACGACTACGAAAACTTACAGGGTATGCCCCATACCCAAGTTTCAAATTCTGGATTTCAATCCGCAACTGCTTTACAAGACGGACGATACATTCAAAGAGGGTCTAATCCTTACACTGACTATTTACATCCTGAATTGTCAATGAGAAACCCTGTTGGAGGTATGCGAGGACAGGGACCATACCACATTTCTGGCGGACCGATTGAAGTTGGACAACCAAGACAAATTGGCGGAAAGAAAGGAATTGGAAAAGCATTTAAGAAAGTAGGTAAAGCCCTACAAAAACCAGCAGAAGCCGTTGCTACTCAATATTTGGTAAATGCTCTTACAAACCCTGCCGTTGATGATGCTCTTTTGGAAGGGGCAGAGGTTGGAGTGATGGCGGCGGCTGGACGAAGAAGAGGAAGACCCCCAGCAGGTGGTAAAATGCACGTCGGAAAAGCACTTAAGAAAGTTGCGTCCCATCCTATTACCAAGACGATTGTCAAGAAAGCCACTCCTATTGTGCAAAAACAAGGAGAGAAAGCACTTAAGAAAGGTATTGAAAGTCTTGTAGCAGGTTTGACACAGGACGAACAACAAGAAATGTCTGGTGGGCGTAAAATGAGTCTTAAAAAGATTGCTTCCCACCCCATTACCAAGAAAATCGCTGACCACGTTGTTAAGACAGCCACTCCTATTGTGAAAGAACACGCAAAGAAAATGATTAAAGAAGCCTTATCTGGTTCATCTTCGGCGGAACCATCTGGAGGAAAGATTAAGATGGGAAAAATTGGAAAATCAATCGGTAAAGAGGTTGGAAAATCAGCACTCAAAGTTGGTACTGATGTAGGAGAACAAATGTTGGTGAATTATCTTGCTGGAGAGGGAAGGGGTGATAAAGTTCGCCAAGCAATTGACGATATTGAAGATTTAGGCTCTGATATTAAACGTATGTATAAGAGCAGACGAGGAGGTTCCCTATCAGGCGGTGCAAGGTCTGAACGTGCGGCGATTGTAAAACAGGTTATGGCTGAACGAGGCTGTAGTCTTCCACAAGCATCCAGAATCGTAAAAGAAGAAGGATTGTATGGAGGACGAATGGGTGGAGACCCCAAGCATTCCCCTTTGGGTCGTTTCATTTAATTGTTTAGAGACTTTAGCACTAAAAAATATTTGACAATTATTTTATGTATGCTTAATATATAAAATATGCTACCTGCTTATCAAACAAGTGAATTGGAATACGACAATCGTATTAAAAGGCGTATCAATAAACTACTGGGGGAAAAATATACGAATACTCAACTTCTTACTTATCAAGGACAAGATGCACAAGCCGATGATTTGTTCCTTTCTTTAGAAAAAATGTTGTACCTGATTTACGCTCTTCTTCAAGAATCACACACTTATTTATTCGCTATTGGAACACAATCTGAAGAAGCCAACAGGATTCATCGTGCTCCTCTACCACCTACTCCTGAAAGACCACAAAGAGGAAGACAAAGACTTTTTCCCACTGGGGAAGAAATAGGAGACCACATTCAACACGCTCTGGAACAGAACCAACGCTCTGTGGTTCGTACCATCACTGGTGTCGGCTCATTTAGAGGACAAATGGGACAACTTCTCAAACTGGGTAATACACTCAAAGAATACATTAAAGATATTGCTCCAAGATTCAACTATTTGAATCAAGAACAAGTGGATAGATTAGATGACCTTATTAAAATGGTGTATGACATTTATGACGATACTCTTTCTTTCGCTTTACAAGAACTTCAGTTGGCTCGTGGTGTAGGTGCGAATGAAGAATTAGTTGCATCTCAACAACTGATGGGAGAGGTTAATAAACAAGTCATTCAAAGACTTCCTCAACTACAACAACTCATTATCAACTATAACCCTATACAAGCACCAGTTAATGCTGGTAGTATCAATCAGAACGCAACTGGAGATGGATATACAATGGATGCTGGTAATTATCTTGGACAATATACTTAAGCAAGGGTGGATACGAAAGTGTAGGGTCATTTGAGTCAGTGTAGGGTCAGTGTAGGGTGGATTTTGGACCCTACACTCAAGATTTCTTGGATTCCTCACTCTATTCCCTACTCTTTTATCCCAAAGTGTAAGGTGTGTAGGGTGTGTAAGGTAAATCTGATATTCTACCAGAGAATTTTTTTAGTCCAAATATTTTTTTCTATAATGGAGTTGCATCGGACCCTACACTGCATCCAATCCTGCACTTTTGGGATAAAGAGTAGGGATTAGTGTGAGGAATCCCAGAAATCTGGAATGTAGGGTCAAAAATCGGACCCTACACTGGTTTGGACCCTGCACTGACCCTACACTCCTGCTTTCTCTGAATAGGCGGTCGGTAAATATCTGCCCTGAATCTGAAATTTATTATATCCTGTATAGTATATAATAACTTGTGATGTCATCTGAACCAGTAAATAAAAAGTTGTACGAAAAAGTCAAGAAAATGGCTGATGAAAAATACAAGACTCACGGAGCCTATAAGAGTATGTGGATTGTCAAGAAATATAAAGAATTAGGAGGAAAATACAAAGGTAGGAAAGATACGAGTCAAGGATTGACAAGATGGAAAAATGAGAGGTGGGAAAGTTATGCACCAAATCTTCCGTACCCTGTATATCGTCCCACCAAACGGATTACAAAAGACACTCCTTTAACGCCAAGTGAAATAGACCCACAAGATTTATTCATTAAAGCCATCCAGAAACAATATATCAAAGGTAAGGCAAAT